TGGCACGGCGACGTGACCCGCCGAACTCGGCACGAACACTTCCGGCCCACGCTCACCCACGACATAGGCGTAGCCTGGCGAGACCGGTCCACCGGTCGCCCGGCCCGGCAGTCCGGGCAGTCCGATCGCTCCGCCGATGCTCGAAAGGATCGAGGACACGCCCGATCGTACCGCGCTCGCGGCGATCGAGCTCAGCACCGATTGCGCGATCCGCCCCAGATCTTCGAAGCCGAGCTTGCCGGTCCGGATCGCCCGCGCCAACCCTGTTTCCAGCGCCCGCCCGGCGCGGTCTACGCCCGCCCCGAACGGTCCGTCCAATTCCTCGCGCATCGATGCCACGTCGCGGACAAAGCCCTGGGTGTCAGCGCGCACCGACACGATCAGCCGTTCGATTTCTTCATCCATCGGGAAATCGCTCCTGCAATTCGGCGAGCAGGTTCGCGCCCGCGGGCGCATCGTTCCGGGGCATCAACGCCGAAAAAATCTCCGCCAGTTCGGCCGGTGTCGCCGCCCAGAATTCGCCGGGTCTCCAGCCGAGCAGGGCGCCTGCCGTGCCGGCCAGCTGCGCGGCGTTCGCCGCAAAGTCCTCAGCCACGGCTAGCGGCCCTGCAGCACCTGCCGCAGCAGCAGCTTCAGCGTCGGTGTCGCGGCGACTAGCCCGCCCGCGGCAACGCCCTCGCAGAATGTCTCGCGGCTGAGGCCCTCCGGCCGCTCGCGCAGGCAATGCCAGAACAGCGTCGCCATTTCCGACAGCTTCAGACCGCCCGCCGCCGCGCGCTCGACAAGCGTGAACAGCGGTCCCAGCTCTTCTTCCGCCGCGACCAGCGCGGCAAAGCTCGGCCGCAGCACCAGTTCGACGCCACCCACACGAAGTGACGCCTCGCCACGCGCCGGATTGGCCCCGCTCACAGGCTCACCACTTCGCCCGAACTCTCCAGGCTCAACGTGTAGCTTCGCTCGCCATTGAAATCGCCGGCGTAATCGAGCCGGGAGACCAGGAACCGGCCGCGCATGCGCTCACCGCTTTCGAAGCTCAGCTCGTAATCGTCGAGCACGCCCGCAAGCGCATTCGTCTTCAACCGCGCTTCGGCCGTCGAGCCGGTGAACACGCCGGCGCCGGACACGGAGACCGAGCGCACGCCCGCGCCCGACAGCAGCTCGCGCCAGCCGCCCGAATCCTTGCTGGTCACGACAACTGCCTCGCCATTGACGCTCAACTGCGTCGTGCGCAGCCCGGCGACGGTCGAATAGGCCGGCGACGCCGCGCCGTCGCCGACTTTCAGAAGAAATGCACTCCCACGTTCGATCGGCATGTCAGCCCTCCATTCCCCGCACGCGATATTCGATGGTTCCAAGCCAGCCGGCCGTCCCGTCCCGAACCGTCCGCGCTCGCAGCAGCATGACTGATCCGAGGTGCCAGCCGCCAAGGACGCGCGGCATTCCTTCGATCGCCGCGCAGACCGCGCCCTGAAGCGAGACGGTGCGCGCCCAGCTCTCACTCGTGTCGTGCACTCGGATTTGCAGCCGCACCTCGCGCCCGCTCACACTCTTGGCGCTCCAGTCGGCGCTCAGCATATCGCCAAGCATCAGATAGGGCGGCGTCGCGCGCACCGGCCGTTCCAGGAACACCCCATTGGCTTGAAACCCGATCTCCGGGTTGGCCGCGAGCGTTCCCAGCACCGCCTCCTGCAGCGCTGCTTCAAAGCTCATCGGAACAGCCCTCCAATCCAGCGCAAACGATCGCTCAGGCGGCGACCGCTCAAGGTCACGCCTTGCTCGTCTGCCGCCGCGCTCACGCGCGGTTCGTCCAGTTCGGCGACGATGCGCCGCTTCGCGCGCTCGACCGCGCTGGCGCCAAGCCGCTCGGCGCGTTCCTGCAAAGCCTCGAACATCACAGGCTCAGCCGCCGCCAGGGTCGCCACAGCGCGGCAACCGCAGCCGGCGGCGGCCCCTCGCGCGCATCGTCGCGATGCGCAAACATGTGCGTGGTCAACCGGACCACGCCCTGGCGCAGCGGCTCGGGCAGGTTCGCCCAATCGCTCGCCATCCCGGCTTGATAGGTCACGCGCACCCGTCCCGCGGCTCCAGGCGTGGCCACCCGGATCCACCCAGCCCCATCGGCGTCAAGATCGATCGCGTAGGCGTCGATCGGCAGCACGAACCCCGCCCCTTCGGCGGGAATGCCCTCGACCAGCGTGATCGAGCGCACAGGGCTGGCCGAAAGCCGCCGCCATTCGCTGCAGGCCGGCAGGATCTCCACCGCGTCGCGCGCGGGACCGATGCGGCCGCAAAACGCCTCGCACAGCAGCAGTGACGTCGCCGTGAGATCGCCGATCAGGGCATCCTCGCCGGCCTGTTCCACCCTGGCGTAGTGCTTGGCGGCATCGCGCGCGGCCTCGATATCCGCGCTTGCAAACGGGCTCATCGTCAGCACGCGCGCCTCCCCGCCCGGCCCGTCAGGGCCGGCTTGTCCTTCATCATCTTGGAAACTCCTCGCTGAACCGGCGCCGCCGCTAGAGGTCGGTCCTCTCGTAAGCGCCGGCGGCGCCCGTCCCGTCCGTCTTCCTCAGCACGCCATCGAGGTCGTAGCGCAGCACGGATCGGCCCGCCGGCACGCGGGCGCGCGCGGCATAGGTGCCGCCGCCGGCGTTCGCGAGGTGATAGTCCCCATCGCCCGCCCCGGACGCACCGGCCTTGTTATCGACATAGACGACATTCTCCTGGCCTGCGGTGAACGTGCTCGTCGGATCGATGAACTCGCCCGACCAGCCGTTGCCGTCAGGATCGGCGGCGCTACCCATTGCGTTCGACGCGTCGCCGGTCACGACGACAAGGCCTTCGCGGCCGACGCCATAGCGATAGCGCCAGTTGCCGGTGCGCCCCGTCGTCGTGGTCTTGTCGGTGAACGTGTCGGTCTTGCAGTTGCGCTGGTGCAGCAGGTCGAACTTCTCGACCATCAGCTTCTGCACGCCCACGGCGCCCGCCGCGTCGGTATAGCAGGCGTTCTGCCGCGCCTGGTTCGATCCCGCCAGGCCTACGCCGGGGATCGTGTTGTGCATCGACACGAAGTTGGAAAACGGCACGACGTGATTGTCGCCGCCGATCAGATAGGCGGCGGCGCCCGCCGAATGGTCGCTCGCGGTCTCGAACACGTTCTGCACGCGCGCGAAGCCGACGATCGCCGCGGCGGTGCCGATCCCGCAGGCATCCGGGATTTTCGTCAGGATATTGTTGGCGACGATCCCGCCATCCTGCGCAGCGTTCGACGATCCCGTGCCGCGCGAACTCATCGTCACGCCGGACAGCTGGTTGCCGACGAAGACATAGGGGTAGGAGTTCAGGCCCAGCACCTGGTTGCCGGTGCAGCCCAGCACCAGCGGTGCCTGCATGATCGTCGTCGAGAACGAGCTCCAGGGCGAGATCGCGTCGACGAAGTTGACGTTGCGCCAATAGCAGAGCGCGATGCGATAGGTCAGGCCCGTCGAAGGCGTGCTCGCGCCATAGGTGACGGTGCAGCCGCTATCGAACGCCACGCGCTTACCCGCCGTCCCCGATCCGTCGAGCGCATTGTTGCCCGTCGCATTGACGTAGAACGGCACGCCGAAGCGCAGCAGGTCGGCAATGCCGGTGAAGCCGGCGACCGTGAAGCGCACCGTTCCGGTCGCGCCGGGCGCCTTCTTCACGTCGGTCCAGCATTTGCCGGCCGCCCGCGTCGAAGTCGTCGCATAGGCATGATCAACCGACCCGCCGGCGCCGTCATCCATCATGTAGACGGTCGCGCCGCTATGGTCGGTATGCCCTTGTTCGCGCCGTTCCAGCTGACGATCGCCTGGAGGGCCGCGCTCAGCGACGGATAGCAATTCGCGGCCGCCACCGGATACGTCTGCGCGGCCGTGAACACGCCGGTCGTGCTGGTGCCGGCCAACGTGCCGTCTGTCCGCACATAGGCAATGGCGCCGCCATAACCGCCGGTCTTGTCGCACAGGAAACGCAATGGCGTCGGCGGCGAGGCCGTATCGACGTTGCTGCCCGGCGTCAGCGTGCCGGCCGCGCCCTTGGTCGCATCGCTGGTGTCCAGCACCGCCGTCGCGTCGCCGATCCAGGGATAGGCGATCGCGTTGACCTGACACAGATCGCCCTGCGGCAGGTTCGCGAGCGGCATAGCCGCCTTCCACGCCTCGACGATCGGGCCTTGGGTCTGGGTGCTCGACAGGGCCGGCAGCGAAGCGATCTGCGCACCGGCAGCATCGACATTTCCGGCCGCATTGCGTGCGATGAACTTGACGGCCGCGACCTGCTGTCCATTCCGGGCATGCCGGTGATAAGCGACCGCTTCCACCGCGAAGCTGGCACCCGTCGCCCGCTCGTGCTGCATGTTCAGCCAGCCGAACATCGGCCGCGGATAGGCAAGTGTCGAGCTATTGGTGACGCCCGCGATCGTGCCTGCCGCAGCGGCGCCATAATAGCCCGCCGCCGCGTTGGCCGCCGTGATCGTCGATCCCTCATAAATCTCGTGCGACAGCGCGAAATACAGGGTGCGCACGCCGCCCGAAGCGCTGTTCAGCCGCTGCAGCTGGTTCGGATACTGCTTGCGCAGGATGGCGGTGCCCGTGATCGTCCGCGTGACGGTCGTCGCATTGCCGCCGGTGTCGAATCCCGGATCGCTGACCGTCAGGCTGATCTTGGTCGGATCGAACGTCGACACCCCGTCATCGGGCAGCGTCACCTTGGCGACCCAGCCGTTCGGGTTGGCCCCATTCGTCCCGTCGGGCAGCAGCGTCCCGTTCAGCACTTCAAGCGCCGTGATCGTCGCGCTCGGCGTGGGTGTGGGTGTCGGGGCGGGCGTGTTGGCGCCCGCCCTCCTTTGTTCCAGGCTCAACCCGAAGCCCAGGCAGAAACTGCTCATCAGAACAGCGCCACGATCGAGGCCGCGGTCGTCCCGGTTGCACGCACGAACTGAGCCCGGAACGGCAGGATCGAGCCTGCGGTCAGGTTCTTGAAGGTCAGGTCGGCGGTATCGTTCACGCCGCGCGCGACCAGGTCTCCCGCGACGCCGACGAACAGGGCTTTGGGGATGTTCGCCAGCGGAATGCTGTCGTTCGGGGTCACGGCAACGCCGCGGGTCGAAGGCGAGGACACGGTATCGGCAATATTCGAGAACATGTCGGCCATGGAAATCTCCTGGATTTTACGAGGGAAGGAAGAAGCGGCTCCGGGCCGAAGCATCGGAGCCGGGCCGCGGGTCAGCTGACCCCG